GTACTGAGTAAAATCAGTATCATCGCGGCGTTCTTTACGCCTACCTTTAGGCATTTTAGCGGGGTCGGTATCATCAGCTTCGCCACGCCTACCTTTAGGTATCTTAGCTTCACTCATGGCACCCATACCTCTACTCGCCATCATAGGTATGTACCTTTTGTATGACCCCGCTGTGCAATACCATCAGCGCGAGAATGAGCAGAACCACCTTTTTTCATACCGGGCATAGCGGGAGGACCACTAGCACCAGGTTGAGCTTGAGGAGGTGTAGGTCCAGGAGGCATACCAGCAGGTCCAACTGCAGGAGCTTGAGCAGGTATATTACCCGCTGGAGCTGCGCTAGCTTCCCTTGCTTTTATCGCATTGATTAGCGTAGGGCTAACCCCAGCTACTTTTTTCTTTTTCATCTCTTTTTGCTCGCCATGCCGCCACCACAAAGCTTTTCAACTTTCTCGTGTTCTTTCATGTGCCCAGCAGCGTGCTGACCATAGAAATGGTGATGGTGTTTGTGCCCATCTCCGCCGTGCAGTTTTTCAACCATGTGCACATTGTGCATATGGGAAGGCGTATCTTCTTTCATTAGTGGGGGGTGATCCATTTTCATAGGGTTTCTCCTTATTTACGGGCTTTGCCGCCCTTTTTCATACCTGTTGTGCTACCTGCCATTTTTGGCATCATAGCGCGAGTTTTACCTCTTTCGGCAATACCGTCTTTGCTAGGAGCTGCTGTTTTAACTTTGCCCATAGACGTTTCAGACATTCCACCTTTAGCCATTTTTTTCATACTTCCACCTTTTGAGAATAAATCCATTTCGCCGTGTCGCGTCTTGGGGCTGTTAACTTTTTCTAAATCAGGGCGTGGCACGCCACCCTTTCCAAACTTTTTACCTTTGTCAGCAGTACTAAAGTCTTTCCCGACGGATTGAGGTATCCCTGCTTTCTTGGCAAACGCTGGATTGTGGGCCACCGCCTCCATGAAGTTGTGCTGCTTCTTGCTGCTACTTGGCATGTCTAACCTCCATAAGCCTGTCCAGTTTTTCATCCAGTCTATCAAGACGGTCCAAAACCCTAGTGATGTCTGCATGGACTTCTTGCTTTGTAACGTACTCTTTAGCAATCTCTTCTCTGGTCCTGTTAAGAAGGATGGTAACGCGTTGAAGCTCACTAAATTTCTCCTTAAGGAAAAACCCTATGATCGCAACAAAAAGCGACAGTGCAGAGTTCCAAAGAATCATGATGTCCATTACAGGTACCTACCCTTTGTATGTCCTCGTTGCGCGATTCCATCACCGCGTTTAGATGCGGATGACTTATTAGTTGCCTTTACCTTACCGCCTTTTTTATATGCGTTAGGTGGGTTAACTTTGCCACGACCCGCCTCGGCACTGGGTTTATTATATTCATCAACAACGTCACCGTATTCTTTTGACATTTTACCTTGCTCGGAATCCCATGTTTCATCGTGCATCTTATCAATCCACGTTGAAAGTCTAGCATTAGGATACTTTTCTTTTAAAGCGGCAACAGCGTTATCGTATTTATCTTGTTTGTAATCTGCCATTTTGTACTCCTAGCACTTCCAAGCTTTAAGTGATTTGTTAATTCGGGAGTTTGGGTCTTTCGCCGTTTTCTCGGATGTTAGCTTCTTCTTCATACCACTCATCCGTGCGCAAAAACTGTCCTTCCTTGAGCCGCCTTCGGGCTGCGGGGGTTTCAAGTTGTGCCCTTCCTTTTTTGCGGAAGCACGTCCCTTAGCATTCAAGCCACCATTCTTGTTTTTTCCTTCTGCTCTTTGCCATGCTGGGGACTTAGCCATAGATAGTTGTGACGTAAGAACAGTTAGTGAAAGTGAGCGTTAGACCGCCCGCCGCCAAAATTCCTTCACCGGGCAAAATCAAATTGATTGTGTATGTATCTGACGCAGAAACGATCATTTTGTACAATATCGCACCAGACGTAGTATCTGTATATATAATGCTGCCAGCAGTACCATTACCAAGATACATAAATCCTTTTAAGCGTTGCCTATTGGAAGTTATGTTCGCAGGTGAAGTTGTGTTATACGAGGATAAAACATCGTATTGCATTGTCATAATTAATCTCCTTAAATGTTAAAGATAGGGGCCGAAGCCCCTAGAGATTAATCAAAGTTACCGTAAGGGTAAGTTGTGCCGTTACCAATGTTCTGGTCAGACTGTGTGTACTGAATAGTAACTGCTAATTTACCTGCGTTAACAGATGTTAAAGAAGCCACAGTCAGTTTCAACGTAACCACAACTTGAGAGATCCAAGCAGGTTCTTGTCCAGGCTGTTGATTCTGCACGTCTTGCAATGTAGCTAAAGCATTTGCATACTGAGCTGCAGTGAATGTACAAGTTGTACGCCCAATGGTACTTCCAGTAATTGCGCCAGATGTTGCATATACGCCAGCAGAAGTAGCAAAAGCGTTAGAAATATATGGCTGGATTCCTGTAACTGCGTTAGTACCGTCAGTTGGTTGGATGATATTGTCAATAAGAATGTTCTGAATAGAGCATTTCTCAGGCAGTAAGAATACGCATCCACGATAGTTTGTACCTGATGCGTCTGCTGTAGGAGCAGTAGCTAATGTAGGGCCTGTGTTGCTGTATACACCTGCTTGAGCGTTCCAAATTATGGCTACGTCGTTAGGGATACCATTTGCGTCAGCAAAAGTACCAGACCCACCACCAAAGTTGGCTGTTTGGGCTGTAGCGTTAGAAAAGTCTAAAACAACTTGTTGGGATAGAAGGGCGGTACCAACGTTACGTTGATTGCCAAATCGTTGCGTGCCCGATAGGATTGGGCCGGAGAATGTGGTGCGTGCCATGACAGTGAGTCCTTATGCAAAAGTTACCTTGTTAATCGTTGCATCGTGACCCCTGGGCGGGCTGGCAACAAGGCGAAAAATCCCAGATAGTTGGAATATACACTATTTTTGGGGGGAGTCAAGAAGTTTATTGGACTTTTTCTTTCTTGCTTCCATCATTTTTGCTTTCCAAACAGGATCTGCCCATAACGCTTTAGCTGCGGCTTTCTTAGCAGCTTTGACTTCTTCTCGGTTAGCAATCTCTTTATTGTTAGCCGTTTGTTTAGCCGCATATTCTGGGTCAGACCACTGTGCTTTTGCTTGTGCGCTAGTTTTAGCCTTAGACTCCTCCGTATTACGCGCTTCCTTGATGCTTTTAGCTAAGGTGTCACCTTGGGCTGCCCAAAGTTTTTTAGAGTTAACTGACTTGGTTTCAAGGGCTTGTGGTGTGTTCTGCGCTTTAATTTGTCCAGCGATTACTTTAGCGCGGTATTCTGGTTTCTGCCAATTGCGTAAGCTATGGTTATGATTGACTAGCTTTTCTTCATCTGTACGAACTGCTCCACTTGCACCGTCACCGCCATCAGTGCGATTAAATAAGCACCCGGTCTTTATGTCTCTACGCCCATAAAGCTTAATTAGATCTACCTCTTTATCAAAAGCTTCTTTTTCATTTTCTGTTTTAAAAACACGCTCACAAATATAGGTCATCCCTATTTTTCGTAGGTGAGCTAAAAAGTCCTGTAATGGCTTATTGTGGGAACCCCTAGACCAATGAGATAAATCTCGATCCCCTGTTCCCTTACCTACATACACAGGCTGCATGTTTTTAGTTGGGCGGGGATCTTTGTACACATAAACATAAAACATAGTTGACTCCTTATTAAGAATCTCAACTATACCATAATGGACGGAGAATTTGTTATTATTTTCTAAGTTTTCAGAATTTAATTACGATACGAAGAATTACTTAGTTACCCCCAACACCATAAAAAAGGGCCCCGAAGGGCCCTAGTTACGTTAAAAACTAATACTAAATTAGTAAGTTCCGTAGACTCCTAGTGGATCTGACCAACCAAAGGAGTAGCGCTCACGAGCCTTGTATCTTACATTGCCGGTATCGAAGTCACCATCCATTGAGTTTTGCAGAGGTGTACGAACGAAGTGTTTAAGTCCGTTTGGCACGTCTGTTGTCAGGAACCATGCGTTTGTTGCGGTCAAGAAGTGGTTAACTGTGAAACCTTCAGGAACTGCACCGTTGTTCTTCAATGCGTTAATGTCGTTGTTGTTTGTACCAACGCGCAACTCTGTCTCTAAAAGACGAGTAGCAACGAACATCAATGCTGGAGGCACGATGAGTTTTTTAGGTTTAGCAGCGATCAAGAGGCCACGCTCGTCTGTCCAAGCAGCGATCTGAATAACGGCGTTCTCTAAAGAAGTCTCATTCAAGTCTGCAGGGGTAGATGGAGCGTTGGCGTTTGTACCACCGTTAACGAGTGGGTGAGCTGAGCTGAACAATGCAACACCGTCGCCGCCTGTGTAGGCGTTGTTAAAACCGTTGTTTAAAACAGCGGCAGCTTTAACTTGCTTGGTGTAAGCCATAGCACGAGCCAAACCTTTGGTGTAACGAGCAGACAAGCTGTCGTACAAGTTATCTTCAATCGCTTCTTCAGTGATTGAGAAACCCAAAGCAATGGTTTCGTGGTTATAGCGAGTTGTCCAGGCTTCTTGCGCATTGTCATAAGCAATGGCAGAGCCCTCGTTCTTTACTGGAGCTGCGGAGAAACCAGAAAGTTTGGTTTCTTCTTCGAATGAACGCTCAGAAGTCTCTGTTTCGTAGATTTCTTTGTGCTCTTCGCCGTAGCGTGCATACTCTAAACCGAACAAAGCATTTAATCCGGGGAGCAGTTCTTTAAGTAGTTGTGCGCGTGAAATAGCCATTTATGTGCTCCTTAATTAAGCTGCTGTGGCGTTTAAGTACCCGTGGTAACCGAAGTTCCACTGTACCTGAACTTCAGGATAACCGATGAATGAAAGTGCTGTACCGCTTGCAACAGTAATAGCTGCGGACAAAGTAACAGTGGTGCTGCTAACATTGGTTACAGTTAAGAAGTTACTTGCGAGAGCGCCAGTCACGCCTGGGATAATCAACTGCATACCGGGGCTGATCGCTGTATTAGCGGCAGTCAAAGTAAGAGTTGTGCTTGAACCAGATGTAGAACCAACTGCAGTAACAGTAACGGCTGTATCAGGCACTACGTTAACAACACGGAAAGGTGCGCTAGAAGTAACACGAGTATTACCTTGTGTACCAGAAGTAACAACACCGCCGGTCAAGCCCATTGCTGAGTCGCCAGTTGTAGTATTACCAGAGGCAGAACCACCGTTAGAACCGTTTGTTACCAAGTACATGTTAGACCCAATGAAAGATGGGTTTACATAACCGATGGTAGCGCCAGGGGTGTTAGATACAGAAGATGTACCTTGTGTGAGCACAGCAGCCTGGAATACAGCGTAAGGATCATCCACAACATAACCTTGCAGACTGTTAGGTCCATAAAGAGTGTTAG